ACGAGATCTACACACTGTATATCGTCGGCAGCGTCAGATGTGTATAAGGGAAAGCATTCAATTTGCATATCAAGGATTCGCTAAGCAGAATTATACGATGTTAGACAATCTAAAGCTAGGTTACGGCGGTACTAAAGAGGAAATGCAACGTCTTCTTACTGACGCTCAGAAACTCACTGGAGTTAAATACGATATCAATAACTTATCTGATGTCTATCAAGCAATCCACGCGATCCAAGAAAACTTAGACATTACCGGAACAACCGCAAAAGAAGCATCTACTACATTCACCGGTTCATTTGCATCCATGAAGGCTGCAGCACAAAACGTGCTTGGAAATATGGCCCTTGGAGAGGATTTAACACCATCGTTAGAGGCCTTAAAAGAAACCGTTAAAACGTTTGTTTTTGGAAACTTCATTCCACTGCTAAAAAATGCGGTTAAAGCCATTCCAGAAGTGCTAGGATTCGCCATCAAAGAAGGATTAACAGCTATCTTCGGTGAATCTACTACACAAACGATTATCAATAACCTTTCTACAGCATTCCAAAACATTAAGAGTGCAGTAGGTGGTATTGGTGACTTGTTTGGAGGATTTATAGACAAATTAAAAGGCATTCTTGGAATTAGTGGCGATGTTGGAGAGTTAGGAACAGCATTCGAAGGCATTACTGGTGCTATTAGCACAGTAACTGACTGGATTAAGCAGTTTGTAGATTGGATTAACCAAACCCCTGCAGCAGTTGATGCTGTAACATCAGTGTTAGCAGGATTAACAGCAGGCTTTGTCGCTTTAAAAGTTGTAGACACTGTTAAGAGCGCAATTGATAATTTCAAAGCAGGGTTAACTGCTGCTAAAGGTGCAATGGTTGTATTTAACGCGATTGTTTCCGATAATCAATTTACAGCCTTAATTGTAGGGGTTACTGCTGTAGTAGCTGCATTAACCTGGTTCTTTACTCAGACAGAGACAGGGAAAGCTATTTGGCAAGGTTTTACAGAATTCCTATCTAGTGCATGGACTTCTATTTCAAGTTTCTTGATTGATACTTGGAATAACATTGCCCAAACAGCAACTGCTATTTGGGAAGGTATTGTAAGTGTGGCAACAGCTATTTGGAGTGCAATCACTGGCGCAATTATGGCAGTGGTTCAACCGTTTATTGATGCATTCATGGGGCTATGGAACGGAATGAGTTCAGGAATCTCTCAAATATTTGATGGATATGTTACATACTTAACTGGAGTATGGGAAGTTATCAAATCAGTATTCCTGGGAGCAATCCTAATTATCATTGATTTAGTGACGCTTAATTTCGGGCAATTAGGAACGGATTTAGGTGCTATTTGGGATGGAATTTCGAATGGAATATCAATGATGTGGGAAGGTATTAAATCGGTGTTCTCAGGGGCAGTCGACGCAATTGTAGGAGGTGTCCAAGCCACATTTAATGGAATGGCCGAATTCTTAAGTGGACTATGGGATGCAATTTCTGGAGCTGCTATTGCAGGATGGAACGGATTAGTTTCAGGGGTGCAAGGAATTATAGACGGATTAGTATCTGGAGCACAAGCGGCTTGGGATGCAATGTCTAATGCCGTTGATAGTTTAGTTTCTGGAATCACTGGAATATTTGATGGATTGTGGAATATTGATTTAGCTGGTGCTGGACGAGCTATTATGGATGGTTTCCTTGGAGGTTTGAAAGCTGCCTGGAGAGCTGTTACAGACTTCGTTGGAGGAGTTGCGAACTGGATTCGAGACCATAAAGGGCCAATCGAGTACGATAGAAAGTTATTAATTCCTGCAGGTAATGCTATCATGGAAGGGTTAGACCAAGGATTACAAGATCAATTTAAGGATGTCAAACAAACGGTCGGAGGAATGGTTGATGAAATTTCAGACGTATTTTCAGAAGACAACCTGGATTTTAATTCCTCTGTATCCCTTACTAAAACCCTTGAGACACAATTGGCTATGCCGTCAACCCAATTTGAGACCCGTGAAAGTAAAACCGTGTCTGAGATAGCGAATCTGAGAGCGAGTATGGAGAGAATCCTTACTGCTATCCTTGAAAAATCGTCAGATGTTTATCTGGACAATGACATTATCTCGCTTAAAACCTATGAACAACATGGTGCAATTTATGCAAGGGAGGGAATCTAATGGATTATATGATTATCAATGGTTTTAACACATCAACCCTTCCTAATTGTGTTGTGACTGACTTTGGGAAGGTGGAGGCGGCTACGCCAAAAGGAGAGAAGGCAACTCTTTATGGAGTTAATGGTAGTTACCGTGTGTTAGACGGTTCTTTCGACAGTTACGAAAGGCCCTTCACTCTCTACGTTAAAAAAATGGTTGATATTGAAAGTATTCTTGATAAGTTTCAATCGAATGATAATGTTTTGGAATTTAGCTATCAGCTTGGCTCATTGTTTTATGCTAACTTTGTGAATGCTAGTTATAAACCTTTTGGAAATGATGCTTGGAATTTAGAAATCAAGTTAGACATGCAACCGTTCAGATATCCGAAGAATATCGCACCAGTCGTATTAACAAGCGCTGGAACGATTGATAATATCGGTACGGTCTATTCAGAGCCTATCATCGAGATTGAGGGCGATGGGGATGTATCACTTACAATTGGCAATAAGACCATGTATCTGACTGTAAATACAAAAACTACAATCGATTGCAGGCAAGGAAAACAAAATATCTTTAATGCCAGTGGGACAGTGCAGAACACTCTTAGAAAACGTGGAGGATTTTTTGAAATACCTGTTGGTAGTAATGGTGTGACATTTACTGGTAATGTACGCAAGGTGACTATTCGTCCTAATTGGAGGTATCGAGTATGATTTACTTAACAGAAGGGAATATTCCTCTTAATGCCGCGTACGATGATAACATCACACAAGAAGCAAATAGCACCTATCAATTAATATTCAAATTCCCTACTAACAACATTTTATGGCAACGGTTGAGAGAAGAAACTTTCTTGACTGCTGATGATCTACACGGCGAGCAGGATTTTGTCATTTTCGAGGTTGAGAAGAAGCATGGCTATATTCATGTCTATGCTAACCAAGTATTCACTCTCTTGAATAACTATGTGGTCAATTCTATCTCTTTGGATAGAGTGACTGGTTCGACTGCTTTAAGTCAATTTGCTGGGAGCATTACTCGTGACAATCCATTCTCATTTTTCTCTAATATTGAAGATAGACACACCTTCAATGTTGAATCTAAGAATGCCATGGAGGCATTTGCGAAAGATAAGCATTCTATTATTGGTCAATGGGGCGGTGATTTAGTCAGACATGGGTATCAAGTACGATTACTAAAAAATGGCGGTTCGGAAAACGAATCGCTTTTTATGTACAAAAAGAACCTGTCTAGCTATCAGCACAAAACCTCTACCAAGTCTTTAAAGACTCGAATTACTTTCACCACGACAGTAAAAGGTGAGGGAGAAAAGGCGCCTGACCGCAAGTTTTCTGTAGTTGTGGATAGTCCGCTCGTTAACAAGTACAGTCAAATCTACGAAGATGTGATTGAGGTTAATGATCAGGATGTGAAGGATGAAGCAAGCCTTCGTAAGTATGGTGAGCAGTATTATCGAACATCGCTCTGTGACATGATGGAAGATAGCCTTGAGCTTGAAGTTGTCGGCCAGAGTGACGTGCCTGTCCAGATATATGACATTGTGAGTCTATTTCACGATGTCTACAATCTTGATGTACGCAAGAAGATTACTAAGTACACTTACTCACCAATGGGCAAGAAATTGAAGACAATTGGTTTTGGCCAGTTTAAGTCAGGTCTTGCGAATGCGATTGGTAGTGTAGTTAGTGATGCCGTCAAGGGTGAAACTCAGCAATTTCAAAGTAAGTTTGAACGACAGTTGGCAAGAGAAATTAAGAATGCTGACCTTGCTTTTGACCGAAAAAATGAAGAATTGAGAAATCAATTTACGGATGAAGTGAATGCTATTAAAGCCAAAGCTGAAGAGTTTGGCGCTATAATCCATGAAGAAATAGACAAAGAGCGCCCTGAATTCGTGAAGCGTATCCGTGAAGAGTTGATGAGTGGTGCGGACTCAATCGCTGAATTGAGTAAGAAATTAGAACAAGTCAGCGAGACCGCAAGAATCAACGCTGGTTTAATTGGTGGTGATGGAACCGCTAAGTATAATAAAAATCGCCTCAGTGGTAGCACTGCTAAGAAGATTGCTTTAGGTACTGATTATGTCGAAGTTGGACATAACGGTGAAGGCTTTGAATTAGGTAAGCAGTACGTCATCAGCTGGTCAGCAACATGTACGACTTATGGAAAGACGGATGTGACTGTAATTGTGAACAAAACGCCGTTCTATGGTGGACATGTTCATTTCTCACCTACTACTAATACGGTTATGCCAGAGATTGATAAAGACTTGACTCAGAAAGAGGAACAAGTATTAGCAGTATACAACGGTGCTTATCGCTTGACGTTTACAGGCGACTGGTACCAAAACGTGACACAGTCAGTTATGATTGATAATCGGACAAATCGGGTTGATTTAGAGCTAGCCTATAAGACGATTGCGGATGGTCAGAATGCTAGTTATGACGCAAGTTGGAACGAAAATCCAACATTTATTTTTGACGGAGGTAAAACATGACGGAAACAATTCCAATTAGAGTACAACATAAGCGTATGTCAGCGAGCGACTGGGCAAACAGCCCCCTTGTTTTGCTTGATGGCGAGTTAGGTGTTGAAAGCGATACAGGTAAGGTCAAGGTCGGAAACGGTCATGACCGTTTCTCAGCCTTGCAATATCTAACAGGACCAAAAGGCGACAAGGGTGAACGTGGCGAAACGGGTCCAAAAGGTGCGGATGGAGTCATGAGATTCGATGAGTTGACGACTCAACAAAGAGAAAGTTTGAAAGGCGCTCAAGGGCCAGCAGGCCCAGCAGGGCCTCCAGGGCCAGAGGGGCCTAAAGGGGCAACTGGTATGCCAGGATTAAGAGGAGGAGATGGCCCTCAAGGCCCTCCAGGCCCTCAAGGGCCTATCGGTTTAACTGGTTCGCAAGGTATTCAAGGCCCAGCAGGCCCAGCAGGGCCTCCAGGGCCTAAAGGGACAAATGGAGAGCCTGGGCAAAATATTATCAATCAGAATGGTGGGCAACCGCTTAAATATTGGGCTGGAACTAAGGCTCAATATGACGCAATTGCCAATAAAGATGCTAGTACCATCTATGATATCTATACGGCATAGGAGGTAATATGGAACGAGAAGGAATTTATGTTGGAAACAAAGAAGTTACTCAGAGATATATCGGCTCAATACTTGTTTGGGAGAAAATGAAATTGCTGTTTAGTGGTAACATATCAATAAATTATTTTAGGGATAGTAGTCAAATAATCCTTTATAGTGATTTCTCTCAAAGCACTATAAAGACTTTGGAGATAAACGGGCAAAAAATTCCATTTTCTAGAGCCGAAAATAGGCAAAATCAATCTTATATAACTTTCAGTGAATCCGTTGAAAAATTCGAACAAAAAACGGGATTTAATAGATACCGAACCTTTTACGGTTCTATTCCTGTTAAAATTTACGGGTACGGGGGGTAACAAATGGACATCACAATTCAAAACGTTCGTGCGCCTGCTTCGGAGCATAATGGCCGATATTATAAAGTATTTCAACCTCAATCACGAGATGAACTGTTGAAGCTTCATCACATGGGATGCGCTGGAGATACAGTGTTAACAGATATCCAAATCGAACAAGGGGATTTTCCAACCAGTTTCGTTGAACCAACTATTACCCAACGTACCCTGTCAGGGCTATTTAAGGATATGCGTTCTATCGAACTGGAATTGAGAGACCAAAACAGCACACTTTGGAGCAAAATCCAGAAAAGCAATCAAGGAGCGTTGACACAGTTCTTTGATACGAACGTTAAGAGTGCTATTGCTCAAACTGCTCAAGAAATAAGGCAGGAAGTTCGAGACGCTTCTAACAGTGCGAGAGTTCAAGTGACATCGGAAGGTGTAACCATTGGTTCTACTACTTTGACGGGCGAACAACTAGCCTCTACCATTTCAGCAAGCCCTAGAGGCGTTGACATCATCGCGCCGAAGTTGAAAATTAAGTCTGATATGCTTGTAGATGGTTCGATAACTGCGAGCAAGATAGCTACAGGCTCTGTTACTGCTGACGCTTTAGATGCTGGTTCGGTTACGGCTGACAAAGTTAAATTCGATACTGCGTTCATCCAGCGGTTAGTTTCACAACAAGCGTTTGTCGATGAGTTGTTTTCTAAGCAAGCAACCATTACAAAAATTAAGAACGTCGATTTCACAGGCAACCACATTAAGGGCGGTCGCATTACATCTTTAAATGGAGATACTCAGTTTGATTTACAAACAGGCTGGCTTGAGATGAACGGCCACGGCGTTGGTATCAAAAATCAATTCCCTAATAGGCCTTTACAATATTTAGTTTTCGGCTCTGGAAACATCAACGGCGTTGAAGGTTCATACACAGCTTTATTAAGTAATAGAAATAGGTTCGTAACTATGGACCATACATCAGCAGGCCTTCAAATCTGGAATGGACGAAGCGGAAGTAATGTTCAAAGTGCCGTGAATATGTATGGGCAAAAAATCACATTTAACATAAGTGCACAACCAGGTTTGAAAGAAGTGTCTATTGACACAAACACTCATACGCTTGCTGGCGTTGACGAAATTGTTATTCAAGGTGTTCGATTATCATATATCTTAAATGATATTTACGATAATTTCAGAAATCTAGGAGCAGTGGATGGCAATTACAGTCGAGGCTATTATTCAAAATGGAAATAAGAGAGAGGCGAAACATGAATACTCAAGATAAAGTTATTAACGATTTAGCGATTCAATTAGCGAATAAAACGATTGAGTGCGCTAATTACAAGGCTTTATATGAAGAAGCCCAAGCAGAAATCCAACAATTACAAGAAGATAAAGAAAAGGAAGAATGATATATGACATTTAAAATTATCAACAAGTATTTACAAGAAAACAACCGTACATTCGTAGCGGTTCGACAAGAAGCGCCATATACGGCTTTTGACCGTGTTTTGAACGGTGACCGTGTGAACGAATCAGACGAGGAATTAATTAAGGCAGTCATTGGACAAGTGACTACTGAGTTCAATCCAGCCGATGGAGTGAATAAACTTCAAGAAGATTTGCATAAGCAATCTGAAAGTTATGAAGAAAAACTTGCAGAGAAAGATGTAAAAATTGCAGAGGTAAAAGCCGTGGCAGATTGGGCGGTGTTAGCTCGTGTTACGGATGTAGACAATCCACTAGACCCGACTGTTTTTAAACGTGGACTTGAATTGGTTGATCTTGGTAAAACTGGTAAGACTTACCAATCGCAAGAGATTTTCACAATTGAGAATCCAAACCACGTTGAAAAATATCAAGAAGGTAAACGTGTTATGGTTCAAGTAAATGAAGCGTTCACTTACCAAGGACAGACACTCGAAGAACTCACAAACCTTGAGCAAAATGGAAAGCTTGGTATCTGGAAGTGGACAGAGCCTAAAGAGCCAAAGGCAAGCGATAACGTTGAGGCCATGTAATTATGATGCCGAGTGACATCGAACTAAGAATTTTAAACGATCATCTTCAATCATTGTTTAAAAGTCCTTACATTCAAATTCTGCTTTGGTTAGTATTCTTTGATATCGTATCAGGATACATCAAAGCCTTTAAATTAAAGAAATTCGACAGCAAGACAAGTACTAATGGCTTGCTACGACATTTCTTAGTAGTTGCTGTAGTGATGGTTATAGCGCTGTACGCACGCACTCTAGGACATAGAGAAATTGGCATTACAGCCTGTTTATTCTTCATCATTAGTTATATTGGCTCACTAATGGAAAATTGGGAAGCACTTGGATTGCCATTCCCAGAATCCATGAGGCCGTACATTAATCAAATGAGACGGAATCAAGAAAATAAAATCAAAAAATTAATTGAGAAAGAGGTAGAGAAATATGATGATTAACTGGAAAGTACGTATTTTAAACAAAACATTTTGGATTACATTAGTGCCAGCCTTAGCGTTATTACTTCAAACATTCTTGGCTGTTTTTAATATTCGTCTGGAATTAGGCGAAACAATTGATAAATTATTAGTGTTTATCAACGCGTTATTCGCAGTTTTCGTAATCGTGGGTGTTGTTAATGATCCAACAACAAGTGGAGTAAGTGATAGCACTCGTGCAATGACTTACGACCGTCCAAATAATCAATAAAATCACTAGGCAGCTACAACTGTGGCTGCCTTTTTCATTGGAGGAAGTATGAAAAAAATCAAAAGGGATGTCAGTCTGACTACTAAGATTCGAAATAATATGAATCACATTCAGGACGAATTCTATTCTCACGATACTAATAGTGCAGTAATTGAATTAACAATGGACAGGACTGACTTAAACAAAGTAATTGTGTTATTCCATTTTCAACGATCCAACAGATTCTTGGAAGTGATTGGAAAGGTAACAGGAAATGTTGTAGAAGTGCCGTTTGATACTAGCTTAATTACTGTGGATGAAACAGTAACTGGATATGTATACATCGAAAAGGTAGTACAATCTGCTGATGTTTACAAGTTCTCGTTTGGTGTTCGCGTATCTGAAATCGATAAGCACAAGGAATTACCAGTAATCGAGAAAGATAGTAAGCGAATCGTTGCAATCACTGAAATTGTAACTAAATCTGAATTACAAGAAGCGTTAAGCAATATTCACGTTGAAGGTGCAAGATATGACGACTCAGAGATTTTGAAACGTCTACAAGCACTTGAATCTACTCCTAAAGTAGACACAAGCGTATTTGCTACAAAATCTGAGCTACAAAACATCTCGTTAACGCCTGGACCAAAAGGTGACAAAGGGGAAACTGGTGAGCGTGGACCTATTGGGCCTAAAGGAGATACTGGGGAACGAGGTCCTAAAGGGGATACTGGACCTAAAGGAGCAGACGGACTGCAAGGACCTGCCGGACCTATAGGACCTCAAGGTTTGCAAGGTATCCAAGGCGAACGTGGACGAGATGGAGAGCCTGGGCCTAAAGGCGAACGTGGAGAACAAGGCCCAATCGGACCAAAAGGTGAAAACGGTCGTGACGGCGTTGGTATTCCTCAAAAACTGACTTTATCAGGGAATACACTCATCTTATCTGATGGGGGCGGAAGTGTTAATCTGCCAGCTTCTAGTCAAAATGCACCTACTCCATCAACTTCTTCTAGCGAACTAATCGGTGAAGGAATGCCGAACGGTAAAGTCGATGGTACTATCGGACAGACTTATGTCGATACTAAGAAAACAAACGGTGCATTGAAATGGATTAAGCGTACAGCTTCAGGAACCCAAGGTTGGTTTGTGTTAGACGGCGACACAGGTTGGAAGAAACTAAATGTGCTGTCTAAATTAGGTAATTCTTATATGCAAGTCCGAAGAGTTAATGATACAGTATCTTATCAATTTGGCGGACTACAATGGGGCTGGTTCGGTATTGTTAGACGTGGTAATCCGGCGTTTATTGCACATCCAGGAAACCGTGAAAAGAAATGTTTCCTTATAGCAAACGGTGGTATACCTTTAGGTTATAGAACCTCTGGTTCGTTAATCGGTCAGATTTATAACGATGACGGTGTTCCATACGGAACGTGGTATGTAGGCGGTTATGGTGATGCAAATCACTTACGTTTCCAATTCAATGACCCAGTACCAAGCGATAGAGATATCGGAGACATCAGGGTCTCTAATATAAGCTATATTACAGACGACCCTTGGCCGACAAATTAATAAGGAGGAATATATAAATGGAAATTGATACAAGTAGATATAGAGAGGGATTACCTCAAATCGGTTATGCGCCTTATCACCAAATTCACGCGCATTCAACAGGTAATAGAAATTCAACAGCACAGAACGAAGCGGACTACCACATGCGCCGTCCTGTCGAGTCAGGTTTTTTCTCACACGTTGTGGGAAATGGCCGTGTAATGCAAGTAGGTCCCGTTAATCAAGGTGCTTACGATGTTGGTGGCGGCTGGAATTATGAAACGTATGCAGCAGTTGAATTAATCGAAAGCCATTCGACTAAAGAAGAGTTTATGGAAGATTACCGACTATACATTCAATTATTACGCGATTTAGCAGACGAAGCTGGACTACCTAAAACATTAGATTCAGACGCGCTAGAAGGCATTAAATCGCATGAATATTGCACAAACAATCAACCAAATAATTTTAGTGACCATGTTGACCCGTATCCATATTTAGCAAAATGGGGAATCAGCCGTGACCAATTCAAACGTGATATTGAAAACGGCCTAGAATTTAAAGAAGGTTGGCAAAAGAATGCTAACGGTTGGTGGTATCAAAATTCAGACGGTAGTTACCCAACAAACAAGTGGCTAAAAATAGGTAATGAATGGTTCTGGTTTGACGAACAAGGATATTGCTATATTGAAAAATGGTTGAAATATAATAATCGGTGGTACTGGTTAGATAGTCGAGGCGCTATGGTTACAGGATGGAAAAAGATTTCTGGATCATGGTATTATTTCAAACCAGACGGTAGTATGGCTACTGGATGGGTTAAATATTACGATAAATGGTACTATTTAAATACATCTAATGGATTCATGGAGTCCAACGCATTCGTTAAAGGAAAAGATGGTTGGTACTATATTAGTGAAGATGGAACCATGGCAGAAAAGCCAGATTTCACAGTCGAGCCAGAAGGATTGATTACAGTTAAATAATCGAATTATATAAACCTACCTTTCGGGGTAGGTTTATTTTTTTTGGCATTTTTCAAATTATTTTAAAGAAAAGTGTTGACGTACATATATGTAAGTTGTATAATATATTTGTAAGGATGAGATAAGGAATAAAGAAAAGAGGAATCATCATGAAAAATACAAAAGTTCAAGAGTTAGCTAAAAAAATCGCAAAAGTAAACAATATCGAAATGGACAAGGCTTTAGAAATCGCAAAAAAAGTATTGAACATTAAAGAAGAAACAGAAACAATCGAGAAAGAATACTACCTATTTAACGATAGTGAAACAGCTTATAAAGGCGTTAAGAAATGGTTTGCTGAAAAACAATTTTTTGGAGACACAAAAACTCTTGGAGAAATTTCTATCACATTCATTAAAATTTTAAATGTATTAAAAGAAACAGAAAAAGCTGTTCAATTAGAAGTTGAAACACCTTATGGAATCTCTTCTCAATGGTATCCTAAGAGTGTACTTTTAACAAAATAATAAATAAAGGAGAAAAAATCATGAAAATTAATAAAGATATAACAAGTTTAATATTAGAAAC